TTTGTTGTACTGCAGCTGCTATAGGTGTTTCAGACGCAAATATATCACGTCTACCTGGTTGTTCGTTTCTTTCTTCTATTGTCTCTTCTAATGCAGCTGATGGTTGTTCAAGTCCACCACCTGCAACTTCATCCTCAATACTACGTCTTGCCTCTCTAGCAATGTCTTGAGCCTTTCTTCTTTCTGCTCTTCTAACTTCTTCTTCACCTGCTTCTATTCGTTCTATCTTACGTGTGATAGCAGTACCTAAAATAGGAATACCACCTAGTGTTCTAGCTGCAAGTTTAAGAGGTTTAAATTGTTTTGCTAAATCTCTAAATGCAAGTTTAGTTCTTAATAAAGGACCTGCAATTGAATTTAACTCTTCTACAACAGGCTGTACCACTTTTGCAATGTATGTGGCTTCTGTATCAGTAAATCTACCTTTGTCAACACTACCTGGTAATTCAGATAATAATGTTGAATACTTTTCTATTGTGTCTTTTAAAAATGTAAAATCATTATCAGCAATAGCGTCTAATTGACCTTGAAAGTTTTGAACAACAGATACAGCAGCATTTGATATACCTTCTCTTCGTATAAATTCTTGCCCTAACTTTTCTTCTTTTTGTATTTGTAATGAAAATGTTTGTGCAGCTTCTGATATTGCTACAGTATCTTTGTCTTGTCTTTTCTTTTGCTCTGCTAGTAATTGACTAAAGTTTGCCATTTATTATTTCTGTATATTTGTTTTTTTACCGTTTACGTATAATCCAAACCATGCAGCCCCAGCACCAACTACTACTGATACTAACCCTGCCTGTGCGTTATTTGGATTTTCTAATGCCATAAACCAAGTCACTACTTCGTAAAATGCAAAACCGTAAAGTATCATCATAAGTCTAGGCACAGTTCTCCAGTTTGATAAAAATTGTGGTAATTCTTCTTTTAAAAACCACCATACCCATTTGATTGATCCAGTGACTTTTTCTTTGATTTCTAAGTTCATCTTCTTTGTCTCTCTTTTAGTTTCTGATTTTCATCTTTAATATGCTGTATCAACATATCAATATATATTTCCCTTTCCCATGGTAACATATGTTCTAATTCTGTCAATGAATATTTATGATGTTGCATTAACAGAAAATTCACACGATAAAAATTTTCTAGGTTTTCATGTGAAAGGGTAATTAAAAAAAATCAGCTGCACCGTTAAATGTCAACGCAAACTTTTTGCCTGATTTAGGGTTTTCATACTCAATCTTATGACTTATTTTAGGCATATTATTGAAAAACTCCATCAGTTGTTTGTATTGTTTTTGCGTTAAACTGTTAACATATTCGTCTAATTCTTCTTCGGTAATATTGTTTCTATCGTAAACATCTTCACCTTTGTAAATTGTTTTAATAGAATCTTTAAGCAAACTAAAATTGTTTTCTGTTTCAGACTTTGTGTTTGTATATGACATAATTGTAGGATATTGTAAGATCACACCATAACCTGATTCAAATTCTACTTTGTTGTCAGGTTTATTTGTTGTGTCTATCTTAATATCTTCTAAATTTAGTTCATAATCAACCACTTGTTTATCATCATCAGGACATTTTAGTTTTAATTTAATTACCTCACCAACTGACTTACCTCTAATCTTTAAGTACAATGCCTCAAAGTCAAAGATAGGTAGTTTAGAAACATCAATATTATCAAACACACAAGCCTGAACCGTGTCTATGATAGATTGTCTTATCTCTTCATCATTATTACTTTCTAATGCCATTAGCATAACTTTTTCTTCTTTTACAAGAAAAGGTCTATACTGCACTAATTGACCATTAGAAGGAAGTTTAGTTGAATATTTTGGTACCTCGTTTATTGGTAACGCCATTATGTTTCACTCCTTATTATTTAAAAGAATGGTGGAAATACTCTACCACCAAACACTCTCCCTATCGGGAATCTTGTTTTAATTTGATTCAATACATCACGGCCCGCTCTTCTTATTTCAGGTGGCAACTTACTTATGATACCACCAAACGGTCCTCTAAATCTAGCATCCTTTATCTCACCAACACCATCTATATCACCCTCAAATTGTGTATCTTCATTACTTCTTAAATTTGCGTTTGATCTCCAATATCTGTAGTTAAAGGTTACTTGTTGTCTTGCTATTTGATCTTTGTTTCCGTATGATAATTCTATCGGTGCAATAATTTTAGGATATGCCTCTATTAATTCTACATAATATCCACTTAATGTTAAATTAGCAAGTGGTCCATAATTACTAACACCATCAACTTTAGTATTCGTTGTTTCATTTTTATTTTCATGTAAAGGATAAATTAATACTCTACCTGTATATTCATCATAGAAATTTAAATTGTATGTTCTATTGTTTACTATTAAATTTTGCCAAGACTCAAATACAACTCTTTCTGATAACTCACTGTCTAACATAAAAGATAAATTCATTGTACCAAACTCTAATCCTCTAGCAATGTTTCTTTCTGGACCATAGAATTGATTTGCTGCTGTATCAGTTATTGTACGTTCTGGCAATTGAGCTGTATCACAAAAGAAAAATAATCTCTCTCTTAAATTGTTTTTAGTTTGATTTAAAAATTGAAAATCTGTCTCATATTCTATAAACTCCATACCTTGTAGAGTTTCACTTGTAAATGTTTTAGGAAATTCTAATACTACTAAAAACTTGGCAGGTCTGTAGAAGCCTTCAGCGCCTGCAACCATAGACCTAAACTTATTAACTGTTGTATTTCTATTAGGCTTTCTATTGTTTAATCTTTTTCTTGCCTTGTCAGGATCAAAACCTTTATCTCTTGGTAAACCTATTCGTATATCAAAAGGACCTGGTATAGGTAATCGTTGTCTAATTATTGCCATCTTTATCTTCCCATGCCTCTGGACATATTTGTTTCATTGCTTCTATAATTTCTTCTACTGTATAAGTCATTAAATAAACTTTCTACTGTCAGCATAAACTCTACTATCAGGTGCCTTTTGAAATCTTTGTACAGGTAGATGAATAGCAATAGGTGCCTCATCTGCATTAATTCTTAAAAAACCTGTTCTTAATTGACTATACAAATATTTCTTAATCGTAGGTTTTACTATCTTAATTCTTTTTACATCATCATAGGTTACATCAAACTTTGTATTCTTATCAAATCTTTGGTCAGTTGCTGTAGCCTGCATACGTTCTAATAATCTAAATCTTAATAATGGTGGTAGATAATGAAAGTTCATACCCATAAAACCACCTGATATACCCTCTAGTGGTAATACTAATGGGAATATATCATAATATGGTAGTGTTCGTTTTAACTTTGGGTCATAACCAAATAAGTTTAATCTACCTACACTTGGTCTTGCATTTAACTTACCTTGTCTAAACAATTGTCTAGCTGTAGCGTTGCCTGCTATTCTTTGTACTTGACCTCTATACCAAGAATTAGACCTATCAGTATTACCTTTATTTAGTTTGATTGTGTCAAAAACACTTGCCATACTACTATTTATGCACTATTTAAAATGCTTTTAAGTGATCTTCGGTCAGTATTTTGAAGGAAAGATTACGCTTTTTGCACCATGCAAATGCTGTTGACCATTTACGTCTATTGGTTTCATATGTCAGTAAGGCACGTTTAAAATATGCCGATTTGATTTTACCAGGTTGTGGTTTGCGTGTTTGATATTTTGGTTTGATTTCTATTAGAAACTTTTTAAATGTGTTATTTGGTTGTTTAACTTTCATAAAGAAGTCAGGATAATATCTATGAGGCCTGTTATCTGCACCTCTATATGGTATGGATATCTCTTCACTTCCCCATTCTACAATCTCTCTGGTCTTATCACAATAGACCATAAATCTCTTTTCCCAACTTGACCTGTAAATAATATTCTTTACATTACCTTTATACTTTTGTGGGTTCATAGGCTTAAACAAGCCTTTGTATGCTCGTCTATCTATGTTTGGTAATCTTTTGAATTTCATTTTGGTGGGGTGGCGTCACCGCCACCCTTTGAGAAAGTTTTGAGAGATAGATTACTCGTCTTCAGCTAACTTACTAAAATACGATAATGATTCATCATCATCGGTAGACGAGGCTTTCTCCACAGAACCATTGGCAGATGTAGGTACGCTATTACTAGCAGGTGGGAGGTCTATATCTGCAACAGATTCCGTGCTTCTTGTTCCTGTAAGCACCCTATTCAGTTTCTCTTTGAGTTCGTCATAGGTTTTAAAATTACTAGGATCAATGAAGGACTTTAGAGCATATTGAGACTTCCACACTGTGTCAATCTCTTCGTCAGTAGGTTTGATTTTACTAACTTGCTCAAATTCTGATTTATCATAGTTCCAATAACCATCA